CCAGAACTTTCTTGGCCGATAACAGCTTCATGCAATCCATCTAATAATGGATTTGATTCAATAGGTAAAATGTTAGCTTCTTCATCTGTATTTCTTCTATATCGTGCAGCATCAATTACAGGTTTAAATGATCTAATTTCTTGTGGAGTATATTTTTGAAGTTTACCATTTCCATCATAGTATTCATATTGTTTATATGTTTCTGGATTAGTAACCCACTTATGTTCTTGCTCTTCATAAGATTTAGCCCACTCACTATATAACTTATCAAACTCTTCACCTGGTTTTGCATTGATCAATGCCAATGCCATTTCACGAGTCATTGGACCAGTGCCTCCAGCACCTGCCCCACCAGCACCCGGAGCGCCAGCACCACCGACACCACCAACACCCATATTACCTAATATTAATTGTTTTTGAGCAGCTGATCGTTCTTGATTTTTTTGAGCTGCTTTGAATTGTTCAATTTGCATTTGAGCATCAAAAGCATCTTTTAACATCTCAGATTTTTTAGTTCTGTGGGATTCTAAATTTTGTAATCCTTGACCACCTGGATATGTTTGACCCCAAGCTACAGCATTAAAACCACCCTCTTCCATATCGCTTGGATTAGCTAATTTAACTCTTTGATCTCTGAATTTTTCTAAGTTAGATAGAATGCTTGCAGATTGTGCTGGATCGTATGCTAGTGTACCAAATTCACCACCAGCACCTTTAGTGCCTTTAGCATATGTTAATCCACCCTCTGTAGCAGGAGTTTTTACATCAGCAGCCCTAGATTCTTCTTGATATGGGGGAGTTGAAAGTGGGGGTTGGTTTGAACTTCCAGCTGTTGTACTAGGAGTTAAAATCGATGATAAAGCTGATAAAGGATTAAAATCCATTTAATATTTCCCTAAATAATATTATGGTTGTTGGAACGGATAATAGCTTGAGCCACTATCATATGAGTAATTAGAATTTAAACCTGCATTTGGATCCCAACCACCGCCAGTATACCCTTCACTTTGTCCTGGTGTCCAATTCCAATTAGGACTTCCTGTTGTATCTGTAGGAGACCAAACAGAAGTATCAGTATTTCCTCCAGTCCATCCACCTAATATAGAAGGCCATGAGCTTTGATCATATCCGCTTGTATCAATGTTATTAGACGATCCAATATCCCCAGTAGGAGTACCACCCAAATTACTTAACCCACTTAAACCAGATCCTATAGAACTTATTCCTTTAGTAATGTTACCCACTAAATCTTTAATACCTAATTGTTGAGCTAATCCTTGAAGTGCGTTAATCTGACCTGCTAAAGGAGCTCTGTAGTTTTGTGTTACAGTAGTTGGAGCATTAACGTTTCTTAAAATTTGTGCAAGGTTAGCTACAGTTTTTAATGGGGCTGCTTGTTGCATTTCACCTAATGTAGACATAGCAGTTGTACCTTGAGTACCTATGTTACCTAATGCAGTTCCAGCGTTGATTAAATTACTTTGGTTTTGTAATGCTGCTTGCATTTGAGCTGCATTTAGATCTGCTTGGGCTTTTCCAATCGCAGTATCTGCTGCAGACATGCCACGTAAACTTCCAAAATTGCCACCAGAGATTGCAGATGCATCTGCAGGAGAGGTTATACCTGGAAGATTTTTTGATAATTGATCTTGTTGAGCTTTAAACAACCCACCTAATGGTGTTGCTGTGTTTGGTGTTACAGTGCCATTATCACCAATGATCCAAGGATTAGCAGCACCATATGCAGCTTGGCTTAGATAATTTTGACCTTGCATAAATGGATTATTAGGTCCACTTAAATTATTAATTGCTTGACCAGCAACTGTTTCATTTAATCCAGGAGCTGCTGCAGCACCAGTTGTAGCTTGTTTAACAAGATTTTGTTGCGCTTGGTCATACCAAGACGGCATCGTGGTGGTTTGACTAGTGTTTCCTGATATGAGGGAATCAAATGTAGACATTATATATTTACCTTACGTTTAGAGATCGAAATGTATTCGAGGGGACCTTTGCTATCAGGTGGAAGTTTATCAGCTCTATTAGAATATTTATGCTCTCTAATAGTTTTTAAAAACTCATCGAGAACTTTTGAACCACTATCATTACTACCATTGCCTAATGAAGAAACAACATCGGAAGGAATTACAAATTCGCCTGTGGCAAGCATAGCTGGAACGCTATCAGATGTGCCATCACCTTCACCTTTAACGTAGGTATTTTTTAAACCACCTTCGCTATAAAATTCTGGATTATGTTCAGTTGCAGATAGTCCACCTTGTGGTGTTTCTTCAACTGGTTCAAAATCAATTGGACCACCATCAGCATAATAGCGTGGAGCATTTGTTGCATATAAGGAAGGGGCTGCAAAATGACCACCTAAATCAATTGGAGTAACTCCTGTAGATGGAGCTGTCATGCCTGCAGTTAAATTAGCTGGACCTACTCCACCCGCACCACCAACACCACCACTGCCACCAGCAGGAGCGTAACCACCACCAGGAACTCCTGAAGGAGCATCGCTAAGTAATGTATTAACACCGTTGGCAATACCAACAGCACTTCCAATAGCGCCTAATGCTTGAGCACCCGTAGTTATCCCTAAGGCACTACCAATGCCACCGATTGCACTACCAACAGCGCCAACAGCACTGCCAATACCGCCAACTACGGCGCTTATCGCACTAGACATCTAAAATCTCCTTTTTCTTCCACTGTAACGCCATAGCTTGCCTATAGTCTATTGTAATCTCATCACCATTTTTACCACCCCTGCAACCTTCAATTTTTTTAATGGCTACTAAATTCATGTTGTTATTGGGTAATAATTCCATCTTAGCATTTGGATTTAAAGAATGGTTGGTATATCTACCAGCAATCGTTCTTTTTCCATCAATCCTAGCAGGGTAAATAACTTCACCTTCTAAAATTGGAGCTGTTGCAAAGAGCCCTTTGCCCTGAATTGGCGATCTATCTAATTTTATTTTTTGACTTGGATACTTGACATCAATATGGTCAGAAAAATCTTTTGATAATTCAAATACCAAATCATGTGTGAATCCAAACTCAGCTAATGCTTTTAAGTAATCTTCTCTGTCTTTTTCAAAGAGAGGTACTGCAGCATCAAATTTTTTATTATCATCATCAATTGCTATTTGACATTCTTCAAACAACATTGACTCTAATGTTTCAATATCTGTTTCATTGGTAGCATAAATATTTTGCCACACAGTATCTTGTAATGCTAGTGCAGATTTTCTGCCCGGAGGAGAGACAAAGCATAATGGAGCTTTGACTTGTGTCTTACTTCCGTCTTCTTTAAAGAAAATCATTTCACCCTGTAGCATGATATTCATATGATCATGTTTATGAACATGCCCTACAATAAGGGTGCCCTTAGGAATAAAACATTCTCTGATGTATATTCCAGGACCAAATCTATGAATCACTGGCAAATCAGCTTGTTCATATTTTAAGCTTTCAGAGATAATTAACTCTGATGGAGCGTTTGCTAAAATATCAATCGCGCTTTGTGTAATGCTCGGTAAAACTTCTTTTTTATTCTCTTCCAAACTCGGACCTCCCTGTCCTATTGGTGCCACTATTCCTAAGGGAGTAGGAAAGGGCATTTAGCCCGTTCGTGGCTTTGTTCTAATGATACTAATGCACAAATATATGGTTTTACGCCCTACTATTTACTATTAAAGCGAACTCATGAGCCCACTCTTGCCACGTATCAAAAGCCATTGGGTTGGGCGTTGGGAACTGAGCAAACGTTGGTGTCTGTGTAATATTTAATGCGGTATGTTGCCAATTATCTTCTGTATTATATGCTATAGCTTCTTGACCATAATACAATACTAGGTTACCATTATAGTCTTCCCAGCTAGAATAATCTGGATGGAATGGGAAGAACTGAGCCATTATGGTCTCTCGTCGCCAAATTCCACAGTAGCTAAAACACGACCCATTTCATAATTACCATCAAGATCGTTAGATTCAAATTTAAGTTTTAACTCACGGCTTTCTAAACGTAAGTCAATCTTCTCTGTGGTAGATTCAAAAGGGAAATTACCTAATACAGTCTCAGGGCTTGCTGCAAATTTCTTACCTAAAACAATCATATTTAATGTACCATCCTGTACAAAATCTGGCTCAATACGTCTAAGATGTAGACGTCTATTGACACCCGGTGTTGCAGCACCTGATGGTGATCCACCCACCCAGCTTAAATCGCATGTTGTAAAGCTTGAGTAGATAGCATTAATCTTGGTTAAGGAAACTTCATTTAATCCGATTTCATGTTGCCAGATAGAGTATCCGCCAGCTACTGGGTATACTAAAGTTCCTGCAGCCGGAGTAGTTCCAAATGATGTTAAAACAGTAACTAAAGTAACACCTGTAGCACCTATGGTGGCATTATAAATGTGGGAGCTTGATGCTACTTGATATTTTGCAGCATTTTCGTCGGTATTAGATAATGTCACCCAGCTACTTGGCGGAAATGCAGGTGTCATATCACCAGTTAAATAAAACTGGAATGCCGTAGGTGCTGCTAAACTGGCGGGATTTGTAACTACTGTATATGATCTACCATAAGTAACATCATAATTCCAAGATCCGAAAATAGGTGTTGGGAACACTTCAGAAGTATATCCTGAAGATCTTTGAGCGCCCACAGCAGATCCTGCATCGTACCAGATCTTATCTTTGGTATTGTAAATAATAGCATCTGTGCACTCAGTAGCACTGCCTCTTGGATAGAAGAACCAGATTTCATTATATCTTGGAACCTTAGTCGCCCATACTTTTTGACGTTGTAAGAAGTTAAGGTTATCAAATAACCAGTTTACGTTCTTATCATTTGGCAATACTTGTACAACACCATTGTATACATAGAATCGATCAACACCCATCCAGTAATATAGTCCGTCCATTTCAACAACTGCGCTTGATGACATGATGGAAATTTGACTTGAAACAATATCGTAGTTCCAATAAATAGGTGGATTGTTAACAAAAGAAACACGGATTAAGCTGTCTGTTGCCCAGAATAAACCTGATGGTGATGCAGTACCACCTCTTAAAGGCATACCTTTAACAATCTTACCTGTTGCTACGTTGACCTGATTGGCAAATGTACCGTTCCAGTCTGTAAAGGTTTGAGCTGTATAGGTTGAGCTTACATTGTTATTAGCAATAAAACCATTAGATCCATAAGCAAATATGAATGGATGAAGCATACAAACACCACCATCTACTGCAATAGGTTGGTATGTAGGTCCAGTTCCTGTGCTGTCAGATAATCCTGTAAAATTCCAATTGTTTGAAGAATCTGGTGTAATAGCTCCATAATAAACTTGCGTTTTTACGGCGTTATCAATGTTTGTTAAGTTAAGACCAGGATGTGCAATAAGATTTAATGCGCCACCTACAGGGTTATATTGGAAGTCAAACTGCCATAATAAGTTATCATTAGCTGCAAAGTTATAGTTATCTAAATAGACAGTAGCTAAATTACCAGTAATATTTGGAGTAAATGTAACAACTGTTGTTGTTCCTGTAAAATTAGATGTTGTTACGGTGTATTGAGTGGCAGTTGATGTTTGATTAAATACAATCTTAGATCCAGCGGATATACTGTTAATTGTAATACTAAAACCAGATCCAGTGCCACCGATGGAAGCTGCTGGGCAAGTTAACACAGAACCAATAGAATTAAATCCGGTACCTGTTGATGTAAGTGTTACTGATGTAACTGCTCCACCAGAAACGACAATGGTGGCTTTGGGATATGTTGTAGCAGTAGGTCCTGAACTATATGTTAATTGTACATTAGCATATGTGCCTGTTGTATATAAAGAACCACCTACTAAAGATGTAAATCCAAGAGCACCGCCGCTATAGAAAGCAGTTGTTAGATCTTTTGTGCTTGTGATTGTAAGTGTATTTGTAGTGTTTGAAGTGATACTAAAAGGTGAGTATCCTTTTAAAAATGTAGCAGTGTACGGTCCAGAACCTGAACCCAAAGATTGACCTGTTGTAAATATATCTAATCCAGTTTTGTTTCCAGAAAAGATATAGTTAAGGCCATTGTATGAATTCATGGTCATGCCACGAGGCACACCATTGAATGTAGTAAATAGCTGAGTGTATCCGCCTATCTTTTTTGGAACACCACGTTGGAATCTACACCAAACAGCATCCGGACATTCTGATGATTCAAATGAAGTACCATCTCGTTTTATACCCGGCTTTAAAAAGAGGGTGTAGATTTGATTGTACTGTGGCTCTCCCTGTTGTTGATCAGCCATGTTTAGAACGTTCCGCCTTGAATTCCGCCTGTTGCAGTAAATAAAGCTGGTGTTGTTACTTGAGGATTTGAAATACTAGTATAATCAAGTCTTAGTATATTTTGACTATTTGCTGAAAATCCTAAAACACTAGTACCCACAAGATACATACCTGTGTGGGAATCACTTGCAAAGTAATATGACGGAGAAGCTGCGGATCCGTTACTTGCAGCAAATGTAGTAGTGGAGGATTGAGTAATTGTAAATATTGCTCCGGCATCAACCACAATTGCAACTACTTGATTAGGAGCTATAGTAATTGTTCCCGCACCACCAGAAACGTTAAATGTTATACTAATGGTTGATGATTCATTAATAAGAACATATAATTGTGTAATATTTGGTAATGTGACAGTAAGCGGTGTTGTTCGAGTTCCAGATAATGCTACATATGTTTGAATGATTGGAGCATTAGAAACTAAGCTATATGTAGATCCTATAATACTATCTAAGTCGTAAGTTGCCGCAGTAAATGAAATATTATTTGCTGTAGTCCAACCTACAGTGTAGAAATTTCCAGTTGTTGAATCAAATAAAATTGTACCTGAGTCACCTGGATTAGTAACAATAGATGTACCATCATTAATTTGATTAGATGTTGACCCATTTACTTGAATAGTTAATGTACCCGTGCCTGCATTTCTAAAGCTCATATACCAACCAGATGATAGCGTTGTATTAGCTGGTAATGTAAATGTACCTGCACCGGCTGTCCATACATATGTAATTGCACGTGATGAATCATTAAGAGTTGGTGATGATGAAACACGGCTGATAGTACCAGTTGTTGCTAAAAGACCTGCAGAAGTAACAGTTAATCCAGCGCCTCTTAAACTTGCAGCATCGGCAGATGATGTACCTGTGCCAAATGCAACATTGTGCCATGTACCTGCTACTGTTGTGTTATCAACAAGATAGAAATAAATAGATGCGCCTGCAGCAACGGATACCGCATTATTGCCTGCTGAATCTGTCACAGAGAATGCAACAGCACCTTGATTTCTAATAAGAATGTCAGTACCTACTGAACCTTCATCACCTTGAGGTAATGCAATAACTAATGATCCAGTTGTTGCAGTACAATCTAAAATACGAGGTGCAGGAACCTGTGTTGGGTTAACAACAGCAGGCCAGTATAGTTGAGTATTAGCTGATAATGTTAAATTATAGTAGGAAACGTCTGTAGGTTGAACAACGGTTCCAGTAAAGGGCGAGGTATATGTTGGCATGTATTAAGGTTCCTGTATCGTTGTGTTTCGATCCACGCGGCGAGAATTGTCTTCTTTCTTCAACGCAGCTAATGAATCCATGTAGTATTGTTTCCAAACTGGAAGTTTATCTAACGCTTTTAAATAGCCTTGGGCTTGTAATAATGTTCCAAATAACATAGCCTGAGGACATTCGCGTGTAAATAAATTTTGTTGATTAGTTGAATCCAATGGTTGGATCAAACTGTAATATGTAATTTCAACTGGATAGTCTTGATCCGGAGTTGGAGCAATTGCCCAATTATTGTAGTCATAATCTGCGTAATATAAAGGTTGACCTGCATCTGATTCAGATTGATATTGTGCAATATAATCTTGAGATCTAATAAGAATAGGTTGACCATTTGTCTTCATAGAAACAGTTTTACGCCATCTTGCTGGTTTTTGTAAAATTACTTCACCCGCAGCTAGAGTTGTTTCCACAACAGTAAGCTGTAAGTATGATTTAAGTTCTGCTGCAATTGCAGCCTCAGCTAAACCAATTAATGATGGAATTTGAGCTACAAAGCCATCATCATCACGTTCCATGTAAGTGATGACATCAGCTATTAAGTTGTTATAGGTTTGTTGGTATGCGCCGCTCATTATCTAGTATAGTAACTTATGTTAGGTTGAAAATAAATTGGAGATTTATCTCTTTCTTCATTTGCAGCATCAGCTTCTAATTTAACCGCCATGCCTTCTAAATATCCAACACGATTTAAATCAATATCTGGAAGTTGTAGTGCAAGTTTGTGAGAAAGTGTTGCTTGAATAGAACCAATCCAACGATTAGGAACATAAAGCTCATTAGTCAATGAACCAACATCTGGCATTTGTTTTTCAATAACAAGTTGGAACATTTGGAAATTATTATTTGGTACAGGCCATAGATACATAGAAGGATCAATTGTACGATCGAACCAGTACTGTAATGATCTTTGACTAGGAAATTGTTTGTTTGGTAAGCTCCAGTAATCATCACGATTTAAACGAGCTAATGGAATGACTTGTTGGCTTTGATAAAAACCAATGTATCTAATTGAGAACGTTGGAGCAACTGTTTCTCTAAATCTCCAGTAGTAATATGCTTGTGTCTTATTGATAGGCACATAGTACCACTCTTTATCAGATAGAGTTAAAGTAGGGAGTGTCTCAATAACACTCCAATTTGTGCCATCATTACTTGCTTCTAGTACGAAGTTATAAGTAACGGAACCTAATGGTGCGTAAGCATTAAAGCCAGCGTAGAATACTCTTGTTTGCTGTGCGTATGAAGCGCCAAAATAGTTCTTTGAAATGGTAGATGTACCATAGGTATTTAAATCAAGAGCTTGATTTGTTACATTTTGAGATGCTGAATTATCTGTAGGAAGTGATGCTGTAAAGCTAGGATTAATTAAATAAACCCAATTAGCCTCTCTGACATCAATGGTATCATCTGGCATCGATATGTATTGTTGAGCTGTTTGAGCACCTATGAGTTTATTCTCAAGGAGCCACAAATTAACACCGCGATTAGAAAGATTCTGTAGTATATAAAATAGTGCCTGTTTACCAGCACCAATATATTCAGGTGTTATTTCTTCCGCAAGCTTACCTGCATCACGAAATGCATATGAAATAAGTTGATCAACATTAATCTTGGTTTGATTAGCCGTGCCTGAGTAAGCCAAAACTATCTCCCGCGACCAGCAGATTTACGCATAGGCTTATTAGCAAAGGATTTTCCTTTATCAGCCTTGGCAAACTCCTTACCAACTTTTTGTGAAATCCCAACCTTTTTTGCAAAAGCTGGAGAGTGGGCTACACCCTCCATGAGATTATGTTGAGCTTTTGATTTACTTGGCATTCTTAGTCCCCTGTGTGTGAAAAGTCACCGCGTCTATCCATGTCCGTAAGAGTTTTATTAATCTCTTCGTCTGAATATGGACCTTGACCTTTAGGCATGGTTGGTTTTGGACCTAATCCTGCAGCATTAGCTGCTTTAGCTGCTTGTTGTGCAGCTGCTGTTGATTTTGCAGCCTTAACTAAAGCTCTGTCAGTATCTGATACAGCACCGCCATCAGCATATCGATGGCTATCCATAATTTCTTTAGGAGCCATCGTGGGAGCAATCATACCCCCGTCCGAAGACTTTTTTGCTTTACCACCCTTCTTGTATTTATTAGGCTCTTCTTTAGCGCCAGATTTAGCCTCAGCCTTTTTGTCGCCTGTAGGTGGTACTTTTTTAATTGGATCTTTACCATCAGATGGTTTTGATTTTTCTTTAGATACATCAGAACCTTTAAAGTTTGGTCTTAATGTAGCTTTGTTAGGAGCATCAGCTTTTTTAACGCCTGTAGCTTTAATCTTTTTAATTGTGTCAATGTCGCCAGAATCTTTTTTCATTTCAATAGCGCCACCAGCTTTATATTTTTTAACTGTGCCTACTGCTTTTTTAGAACGACCACCTTTTTTCAATGTTGAGAGGTCTGTCTTTTCTCCTTCATGCTCTTGTTTATCATGAAGTCTAAATGCTTTTTTAACGATTGCTTTATCTTGAGCAATATCAGCTTTTCCGCCTTCTGCGTACTTGCCACCTTTTTTCATTGCGCCGCCGCCACATTTTTTAACAGCTTTATCTACGCTACCGCCGCATTTCATTTTTGGCAGTGATTTGAATCCGTCCATAATATTTTCCTATAGGTTAAAATTGGTTAAAATGGGTGATCAGCCCTTAATCCTACTAATGCATAAAAGCTACTATTTTCGCCCTACCAAGAAAGATTTCTCTTTCTTTTTTACGCCTGTCTTCTAAAACAGCAGGTTTATTCCATAGTAGAAAAGCATCGGCTGCACTGCGTAAATTGTGGTCTCGAATGTGCCTAATGACCGTTGACTTTTTAAAGTTATCAACCCCAATGTTAAAGCAAAAGCTTACTAAAGCATCATGTTGATATGGCAATAGGTTATATGGTGATATGGCATCAATGGCATCATTACAAGCCTTAATATCATTCTTAAATAACTGAATAATTTCTTGCTGGGATAATGTCCTATATTTAAGCTCTTTTTCATTAGGCTTAATAAGATGACCTACCCCAATGGTGTAAAGTCCTTTACTATCTTTATAGGCATTAGTTCTACTGCCTTCTATTTGAGATAGCATAATATATTGATGCGCTATCTTTGTAAGATGCATATCTAGCTTTGAGTAAAAGATTTGCTCTGTGTTACATGACGTGGCGATAATAAGTGATAATATCACTGATATTAAATATTTCATTCTAGCTCCTTTTTCTGTAGGCAAAAAGCCCTACAAATTGAGTGTTAGTATATCATAGTTTAATTGGTTAGAGATAAATCTAACTATTGAAGGGCCGGGTTCCATTTCGGTCAATAATTAGCTTTTGTAGTCTCGGTTTTTGACCTTTGGGGGCAAAGCCGATGTGACACCATCGATCGAACTCGAGGATGATTTGGTCGTACTGAATATTGCTTGCAATGATTTTGCTAACAATATCGCGAGGAGAGCCGAAAGACGGACAAATAATATCCGCCGCAAGGCCTTTTGTATGAGCAGAGGTTGACTTACTGCCCAGAATGCTATTAACAGCATCGCAACGATAAGCGCTGTTAACATGAATAGGGTGATTAAGAAGGGTTCTAACATCTTCCAAATTATCTGCTAAATACTTGAGATTGTCAAGTAGCTCAGCACTTTTTGGTTTGTTGTCGATATTGTTTCTATCGGCTATTTCTGATGCGTAGAGTTCTTCTAGTGTGAAGTGCGGGGTCATTTAATTTTCATTTTTTCAACTGTTCTTAATGTGCCCATACCAAGTAGGCCCAACAGTACAGTTAAAAGAGTATCCATTTGAAATGGCACAAGAATTGGTTGTTTGCCGCAGAGCATGAGAAAGTAGTTGAATAGGGGAAGAAGGACAAAGTGGAGTCCAAAGGCAATGCTACAAATCCAGCCAACAGAAGGTCTCCAGCCGGATTTAAAAAAGCTTTCTGATTGAGCTTCGATAGCATTGATCTTAATTTGTTCGATAGCAATTTGAAAGTCTTCATCATTGATAGCCTTTGCTAATTCTTCTTTAGCCTGTGCTCTGGCGTTCGTATCAGGTATGACTCTATCAAGAATCTTAGAGCCAATATCCAATACTGATTCAATTAATCCCATTTTAGTCTAGTAGTGTATTGATTGTTTGAAGTAATACAATAACTTCTTCAATAACAATTCTTAATACTCTCTTAACAATGTTTAACACACAAGTTAATGGTGATTTTACAACATTCCAAACTTTTAATAATTTTTCTTTCATTTAGATTTCCTTTTTGAATGAATCCAGTTTTGAATTGTTTTAGTTTCGTAGATGCGGATAAGAGACCACACAAGTGAAAATAATGCGGCCAAGGATGGTAGCACCTGCATAAGCGTGCCTAATACTGTTGCAATCGATGCCCAGTCAATTAAGTGTTTGGTATGCTCGTGCATATCGTGAAATTTGTCAATCATGTCCTATCCTAAAAAATGTTAAGCTTTACAATACATACTAATGCAAAAAATTTCATTAAACCTACCTTATTCATATAAAAATTGTATAGTACCTGTTGTAAATGTACCAATTAATTGAATTTGAGTTAAAACCCCACCTAAATTTGTGCCAGTGATATACCCACTTCCTGTAGTAGCTCTATTTCCGGAATTGGTATGGCTTGAAACATAAGACCAAGTATTACTTCCTAAACTATATAAAATAAAAGTTCCATCATTTGCTTGAGTAAAAAATGAAGTCGTTGTTGATCCACTAGAAGTATTATTTGCAGCTAAAGCAGAATAATATGCAGAAACATAATTAGTACTAACAATTCCACTAGAAGTGCCTAGTCTAATACCAGGAATGCCCGATGACCCTTGTGTTATTACAGTAATTCTTTTAGCCCATGATGGAATACTAGCATATGTTACTGCATCTGTACCAATCATGGATTGTGGGCCTGAAGAACCTATTTTACTAGTGCTTGTCCAATTAGTACCATCTGTAGTAAATAATATGTTACCTGTTGTTGTAGGTGTTGGAATACTACTAACTACCCAAGCAGATCCATTATATGTTTCTAAAATATTTAATGTTGTGTTATATCCTGTTTGACCTGTTGCTGGAGATGCTGGTCTTCCCACAGTTGTCCAAGATGGAAATGTTTCTCCGTTTGTTCCGTCTAATATGATTGCCATGTTTTATTTTTCCTTATTCGTAAAGTATATTAATCGAACCAGCATCAAATGCATCTGAACCAGTTGTTGTGATTCTAATTCTATCTAAAGTACCAGATAAAACTTTTGAACCTCCTATAACAGAAGTACGAGCACTGTTTGAAAAACCTAATGATCCTTGCGCTGCCCAAGTTCCTGTTGCTGAATCTAACAATGTAAATATAACAGAACCATTCATAACAGCAGCAGCATTTGCTGCTTGGCTTATTTCAAAACCTCCGGTTGCAAGTGTCGTTGATGTTGTTCCTGTATTGCCTGTTAAAGATGCTAAATATCCCGCAGTTTGAATTCCACCTGAAGTACCTAATTGTATTTGTGAATTAGCTGTTCCGCTTGTTGATACAGCACTTAACATTACGGTAATTCGTTTAACCCATGATGGAATACTTGTAAAATCTACAGATGTTGGTCCACCTGAAGATGGGAACGGATTTGTTCCTCCGGCATTAACTGATCCTGATACTATTTTATTAGCACTTGTCCAGTTTGTACCATCGGCAGTTAATACATTTCCAGCAGTTGCTGGAGATACTCCTCCAGTAGTTGTTAATATGGTACCGCTTGTCGTTGGTAAAGTTAGTACCGGAGATCCCGCAACTGTTTGCGCTTGAAGTGTGACGCTACCGGAGGTATCGCCTGCTATAACTAATGAACTCATGTTTATTTTTCCTATTCGTAAATTATGTTTACAGATCCGGTACTAAATGTGCTAGTACCAGCAAATGCTCTTACTGTGGTTAATGTTCCTGATAATAAAATATATCCGCTACCAGTACCTGCATGGCTTGAAGTATTACTCCAATTCCAAGATGCTGTCCAAGTATTACCTGAAATATTACAAATTGTCCACAATCCTACAATATTACTATTAGTGTTTTCAGTAGGGAATCCGTTTGGTTTAGAGACTACACTTGTAAGATTTCCGTTTTGAATATCCGCAGCTCCACCAACATATCCAGATGAAACTATAGTGACAGGCGATGTTCCATATCCTAATTGAACTCCGGGATTACCAGCGGAACATGTTACATTATTAAACATCACGGTAATACGTTTTACCCAAGATGGTACAGTGAAATCTACAGATGCTCCAGATGCTGTTTGAACAGCCCCAGATTTAAGTACACTAGAGTTAAATGTTGTTGATCCTGTTACTGTTAAATTAGTATTTACAGTTAGGCTGTTATTTACAGTTGTATTTTGGGATGAATCAATAGTTACCGCAGGCAAAGTATTAGTTTGTAATTGTAGTGATCCGGACGTATCCGCAGTTTGAATAAGTCCTGAAACGTTTGATGCGTTTATGGTTGTTGTCATTTATGTCTCCTATAATATAACCCAGCGTGATGTGGATGGCACAGTTACCGCAACACCTGATGATATTGTGATAGGTCCTACTGATTCAGCACCATTACCCGCAGTGATTGTGTAATTAGATGTAATTGTTCTAGTGTTCTCATAGATTGCACCACTGGCTACTGAACCTCCGATAGGAGCCCAGTTAACTCCATCAAATCCTTCAAAACGATTTGTGGTTGTGTTGAATCTAATTTCTGCTGGTGTGAGAGATGCTATTGTAATTCTGAATCCTGATCCAGTACCACCAATTAATGCATTATTAACTTGTAATACAGTACCTGCAGCTGAGAATCCAGATCCGCCAGATACAAGTGTTACTGATGTCACCACGCCACCAGCTACAGTCATATTAACTGTTGGATATGCTCCTGCTGTTGTTGGTCCACTGAAATAGGATAATAACACATTATTATAAGTTCCGTTTGTGTATCCAGAGCCTGCAACTAAAGTACCTAATGCAGATGCTGCAAGTGTTGGTCTTTGTGCTGTCGTGCCTGCAGGGACTTGAATAGATCCTGTTGTATCAAATATACCTATGGCAGAATTTGCATTCGCAATAACCTTAACAACACCGCCACTTGTTTTATAGTATAAATTACCATCAGCAATATTAATAGCCAATTCACCATTAACTAAATTACCTGATGTAGGCGCAGTTGTTGTGGTTGTACTATAATATAGTGATATGGGTGTAAATCCTGATGCTGCCATAATATTTCCTTTTTGTTAAATTGTATTAATACGCTTCAAATATAACTGCGCCTGTAGTGCCGTTTGTTGTTGTTGCGATATTTTGTGAACCACCAGCTCCAGCTCCAAACCCTGTACCTGCAAAACCAGCATTTGTATTAGTTGCAACTAAAGGTCCACCTTGACTTAGTATTGCAGCTGCTCCACCAGCACCTGAAAAACTGGTAGAGTTAGTTGTTGAGGATCCATAAGATGTTCCCCCAGCTTGACCAGCAATGTTAATATCACCACCGGTTGCTGTACCTCCTGCAGGGCCAGCAGTAATGGAGTTAGCAAATGCAGTTGTAGTTCCGTTAGCACCACTAGATGCTGTAATGGTTGATATAGTTTGTGTACCTGATGAAACAGTTGTATTTGTACCAGATGCAGTTCCTACAGTATAAGTTAATGTATTGCCTGGAGTAACACCTGTTAGCCATTTAATAGCTACACCACCACCTGAACCGCCTGTAGCACGAGAACCTACAGCACCAGCACCGTTACCACCAGGACCAATTGCTGTAACTTTAACTACAGTACACCCTGTTGGAATTGTATACGTTGCAGCCGAACCTGTTGTAAATACTGAAGCTACGCCTACGTTAGAAGTCCATGTTGGTGCGCCTGTACCGGCTGAAACTAATTTTTGACCTGCAGTACCTGCCGCTGAAGTTGCCATTGCAGTCGTTGTAGATCCATAAACAATACCGCCTTGAGTTAATGCGGATGATTGACCTGTACCACCACCATTTACACCTACGGTACCCCATGTAGGAGCTGCACTTGTTGTAGCTACTAATGCTTGACCTGTTGTGCCCGCGGCAGTAGTTGCCATTGCAGTAGTCGTTGAACCATAAACAACACCGTATTGTGTTAAGTTTGATGATTGTCCTGTACCGCCACCACCAACGCCTAATGTACCCCATGTTGGCGTTGCAGCAGAACCTCCCGATAACATTGGTTGACCAGCTGTACCAAAGTTGGTTGTACCGGTAGTTGCTGGTGATGTTCCTAAGTTAGTATTTAAACCGATAGCACCTGATGCATTAATGACGTGAGCAGATCCTCCCGCAGCACCCCAAGAAAAATACGTTTTATATCCGTTGCCTGATCCAACAGCAATGTCACCATCATGGCCGGCAAAATAAATAAGATTATTAATACCAAAAAAGTCAGCAGGAGTAGAGGCACTGAATACAGATGAGTTCATGCCAAACTCACCGTAGTAAGTTGAGTCTGTGCCTTGATCATTACTTATTACATAGTTAGTCGAAGCACCAGCAGTTCCTGATTTATTTTGGATAACTAACTGATTGTAAGATCCTGCTGTTGATGTGCCGAATGAAGCAATCGTATTTGAAGCATTAAAGCTTAATACAGGCGTTGTGCTTGTGACTGTATTTCCTGATAGTGTTGTAAAGTCACCAGAAGCTCTAGTAGTAGCACCTATAGATACAGCATTTAATCCTGAAACTGTACTACCTAAACTAACCGCTGTTGCACCAAAAGTAATGGATGAGTTAGTTAGTGCACTATTAGGGATATTTGTTAATGTGTTTGTTGATCCACTAATTGATTTGTTTGTTAACGTTTGTGATCCTGTTAACGTAGCAACGGTTGAATCAATTGCAATAGTGACCGGAGAAGAGCCATTAAATGATGTGCCACTTAATCCTGTACCAATAGTTAACGTGCTTGTTGTAGACGCAGTCACTGTGGTTGAGCCGCCTAAGCTTACTGAATTACCATTGATTGTTATAGCACTATTTGTGAGTGCACTGTTACCAATGTTAGTGAATGTATTTGTAAGACCACTCAACGATTTATTTGATAAAATCTGAGTACCTGTTAGCGTTGCTACTGTTGAATCAATAGTAATAGTAACAGCTGTTGATCCATTATAACTTGTACCTAATAGTCCTGTGCCGATTGTTAATGCGTTAGTGGCTGTTGCTGTTACTGTGGTTGATCCACCTAAAGAAACAGTATTTCCATTAACAACTAATGAGCTATTTGCTAATTGAGCATTTGACACAGTGCCACTTAATACTGTTGTTGGTATTGTGGTTGATGCTGTCATAGCACTTGTACCATTACCGTACACATAACCTGTGAGTGTTGAAGCACCTGTACCACCATTTGCCACATTTAAAATACCGCTTAGTGTAAGTGTGCCGTTTGTAGTGATTGGACCACCACTAAAAGTAAATCCTGTTGAGCCACCGGAAGCATTGACACTTGTCACAGTTCCTGAACCAGCAACAGTTACCCAAGCTGTATCATAATCAGCCCCTGTTACTTTAGTTAAAATTTGACCTACTGAACCGCCTGCATTAACACCTGCGCCTCTAGGAATTGTAAAATCAAAAACAGCTGTACTTGATGTGCCTGAGTTAACTACAATTGCATTTGTACCTGGGTTTGATGTTGTTGTAGTACCTACCGCAATCGTTGCTGCAGCGCCTGAACTACCTCTTGGAATTGCAAAATCAAACACTGCGGCAGATGATGTACCAACGTTAGTTACTACTGCAGAAGCTCCTGGAGCAGTGGTTGATGTTGTTCCGACTGCTATTGTTGCAGCAGAACCTGTGGCCCCTGCAGGTCCTGCAGGTCCTGTAGCCCCTGTTGGGCCCGTAGTCCCTGTTGGGCCTTGAGGTCCAATCACGTAGCCTGCATTTGTGGTACCGCCTGTTGAGTTAGTGAGAATTAAATAGCCACTGCCGTCAACTGCTGCTGATACATATCCTGGAATTGGTCCCACGGATGATGATGTGCCGTCTGTGTAGTAAAACACAAGATTGCTACCAACGAATGACACACTGGTGATTAATTTGCCAGGTGATACTGCATTGGCAATTAATGACACGAGCGCTTGTTTTGTCACACCAGCTTGAACGACTGCGGTGACTTCATTGCCAGTGAGCGTGGTTGCGACGGGTAATTGGGTTATTGGTTGATCAGCCATTTGATATTCTCTTTATAAATTATGTATATTGAAATAAGTTAACGCCAGATCCTGACCCGAAGCTATTAGATACTGTTACATTAATGTATCCAGCTGCGTGGGCAGGTGCTATCAATGTTATAGTGTTTGAATTCACTACAGTAAAGCTTGATATAGAAACGCCACCAAACGTTACTGCTGTTGCTCCAGTAAAATATAATCCCTGTATGGTCACAGAGAAACCGCCTGCTGTTGTGCCTACGGAAGGTGTTACGCCTAAAATACTAGGCTGGTTACCTACCACAGGTGGAGGTGCTGGTACCGCAGGGTGTGGTACATTGCCATACTCTATGGTTGATCCTGTGGCTAAATCGCCAGAGGCTCCGCCGATAGGTGGCACGCCCTCAATAAACATTGAGTTATCATCTTCTGTCAAGATTTGGTTTGCTGGCAATCCAACATTAATATCAGGACGTGGAAAACGTAACGCAATGTTTTCTGTCTGAAGCGCTGGTAATCTCCAAGGATCGAAGTTATCTACGTCGTCCTTACACACGCGTAATCCAGGGAAGTTTGGATCTGGCATGAGCTCAGTGTACGGAAACTTTCTGCTGCATCTATCGCATATTGCGACAGATAGCACAGAATTACCGCGGGTGTCGAGATAGACTGGCATTTACTCTGCTACTGCCTCTTCAGTTGGTGCTGGATCAGTCCAAGGCAACGGTGCAGGTTGCGGTGTTGGGATGTAAGATGCAGCAATTTGTTGTGCTACTTCTTCTTCCATCGCTTGGGTTCTGTATAAACCTTCTGCATTAGGACCTGTTGCATCTAGTGCCTCTTTAGTCCATTCGATCGCTTGTTGTTGTGTAATCTGATCGTACGGTGTGAAGTTGTTAGGGTCTGGAGGTAGTAAATTAACTGAGTAAGATACATTGCCTGTGTGCCCTTCATCATCAACGCCGTTGATTGAGAAGTTAGACAAAACTGCTGTATTAGGTTCTGGGTTATTGTCTACCAATAACGCCTGAATTGTCCATGTGTATGTAATTGCCATTTAGTTCTCCTTAGCAGTCTGTTGCACCAGCGTAGTCGCTGTATGTTTTTAGTACATTGTAGATAGCAGGGATTATATCACCTTTTAGGTCTTCAATGTTGATGTAGTGTGCGTTTTGTTTTACAATAGATAGATTGTTCTTTCGAGCATCTTCATCATAATAGATCGCTACCTGTACTTGTAATTGGGATGAATTACCCCAAAAGTCTGTAATTTTAGCATAGGCCTTTGGAGCCGGTACTCCAAATTGCGTTTGCTCTAGTTTAAGTTTTAGTGCCATTTGTTTCTCCTAATTAAAATGATACTTCAGTTGTTTCTATATTAGCAACAGTTCTAATTGTAGTTGCTGCTTGTCCTGTGAAAGTGATTGCTAATCCGCCATTAGTAGTATCTGCTGTAGCAGTTACTGTCCATGTAGAAGCACCTGCATCTGCCGCAATAACTGTTGTTGTTACAGAACCTACAATTGATGTTGCTGCAGCATTAGCACCGCGTTTAATAGCGCCTTCTAATGTCCACGCCTTAGTATTACCCCCACCTGTTACGTTAGATATTACTTTAGCTTTAAAGTAGTATGCAGAGTTGTTAGGTAATATAATTTGATTAGTAGTATTTGCAGCAGATGAATCAGAAGTTAATACCGTAGCTGTTGCATCCGTGGTTTGTCTAGCTAAAACTAATATAGTTGATTGAGATAATCCATTATTTCCTAAAGGAGCCACGTTGGCAGCAAAGACTAAAGCACCATTTATTGATCTACTTGTTCCATTATACCCTATTAGATTACTATAAGATGAATTACTAATATTATTTCCACAACCTAAAATTACAGCACCATATCCTGTAGCTTGGTTATTTACGCCACCACAAACAACGGACGCTGTTCCTGAAGCAACATTGCCTGAAATACCTGTTCCGTAATAACCACCACCACCAATAAATGCGCTATAACCTGATGCTACATTTCTAATACCACCACATACGGTAGACCAATCTCCTGATGCAACATTTCTATTAGCCGCAGTTCCTGCATCACCACCGCCGCCGATGAATGAGTATGATCCTGTAGCTGTATTATTACCACCACCTACTACTACGCCGTGTGGTGTATAGAATGATAGTGTTGTAGCGCCTGAACCTGAAGCGGCTTGAGATAAAGTAAGAGTAGTTCCTGATATAGCGGCAACATAAGTATTTGGAAAGCTTTGAATATTTGTTCCTATAATAAGCTGTCCTACTTTAATAGAAGCATTAGAAGCATCTAAAGTAAATGTTGTAGTTCCATTAGCTGTACCTGTTTGAGTAGTTACTGCTGCATTAGCTGTTCCTGAATTAGCGTATCCATTACCAATAAAGTTATATACACCTAATGCATTATTGCCATATCCAGCACCAATAAAGTTATAATTATTAATAGCTGTAATTCCAGTTATGTTATTTGCTATTCCTCCTGCAATTACAGATGTTCCTCCACTATTAGTATTTTGTGTACCACTTAATACTCCGCCTGAAGTACCTGTACATGTATTAACATATCCTCCTGCAATAACAGAAGCGTATCCACTAGCTACTTGGGCTGCAGCAGTTCTACTCATTTGCCAATCTACAGCATAACTACCACGCGCATTACCGCCTGTTGCTGTTCCGTCATTTAGCTGGGCTTGGAGGGCGCCTGTGCCTTTTGGTTGAAGTACTAATGAGATGTTAGTGTCTGTTCCTAAAGCATTTATGCTAGGTGCATTTCCTGTAGCCGCACCACCTGCAA